TTTTTAAAATTTCAGATAAATATGAAAAATTAAAAACTCCATTAATTGGATCACATTCAAAAGAACAAGTTTCTCACTATCCATTTAATGCTGATTTTTTTACAGATTATATTTTTAGAGTTAATATAGGTTGGGTTGTGGAGACTGAAAAAGGATATAGTTCTTTATTTATGGAGCCACAACATCAAGATTATATGCCAATGCATGCAGTTGCTGCAATTATTGATACAGACAATTATATGTCTGATGGCTTATTTTCTTTTTTTATAGACAAAGGCTTTAAAGGCACGATTAAACAAGGTACTCCTTTAGTTCAGGTTTTTCCTTTTAAAAGAGATAATTGGATAGCACATTTTAATAAAAATTTTGATATAAAAATAGTAAATGAACAAACAAATAAAGTTAGAAGTAGATTTACTGGAGGATACAAAAAATGGTACTGGAATCGAAAAACCTACAAATGAAAGGAACAAAATGTTAAATATTGATAATTTAAATAAAAAACCTCATAAATTTTTTGAAATTTTTTTAGATAATGATCTTGATGATTTTTATAAATTTTTATTGAATGAAGAACAAAAAATGCTCAATGGAGAAATTGAAGGAATATCAAAATCTGATGGTAAAAAATATTATCAAAATGGACTAACCACTATATTTTCAAATTGCTATAATCTTTTTAAATATAATTATCAACAAATTATTACATTAAACAATGCCTTGTTAGAACTAACACAAAATGCTTGTGATTATTATGATATTAATTTTAATGAACAAAATTATTTGATTAAAGGTTGGTTTAATTGTGACCTAAAAGATTTTAAACAAAATGAGGCACCAAAAGAATCTTTTAATAAAGACATGATATTTCATGATGATAAGGAACGAGGAATTCCAGATTTTCATGGATACTATTGCATAAACGCAGAACCATCTGTAACAATATATAAATTAGAATCTGGAGAGTTATTTCAAAATATTAATAAAAATAATAGGGCTATCTTATCTGAAACTGGGCTTCTTCATGGACGAGGGTATTGGAAAGAAAATTCAAAAAGAATAACTTTAGGGTATAGCATACAGCCAGCCGATTCTTTTGATCTTAAAACACAAAATCTTTATACACCACTAGTTTATAAAAAATAAAAACTATACCTAATGTATAACTATAGAGTTTACAAAAACTAAAAACTCTGCTACAATTAGATATCATTTAAAATTTATTTAATTAGGAGATTTATTATGTCTGAAGTATTTTCTTTTCGTTTTTCTGATGATTTTGTAAACAAATATATTGAAGTTGAGCCACCATTTGGGTTCAAAGATGCAGGGGGAAACTCATTAGGAGAGATCACCTTTGTTCGTACTTATTCCCGTGTAAAAGAGGACGGTACTAAAGAACGATGGTATGAGGTTTGTAAAAGAGTAATCGAAGGTATGTATTCAGTACAGAAGAATCATGCAAAAGAAAACAGACTGCCTTGGAATGACTATAAGGCACAAAAATCAGCACAAGAAGCATATGACCGTATGTTTAATCTTAAATGGACCCCACCAGGAAGAGGTCTTTGGGCCTTTGGAACTCCGATGACAATGGAAAAGAAAAACTCTGCCTCTCTTCAAAACTGTGCAATGGTTTCAACCAGAGATATTGATCGTAATGATCCTGGATCTCTATTTGCATGGATTATGGATGCGTTAATGCTTGGAATTGGAGTGGGATTTGATACGGTAGGTCAAGAAAAAGATTTATCTATCTATGCACCAACAGAACCAGCATCTGTATATGATATTCCAGATACTCGTGAAGGCTGGGTAGAATCCGTTAGACTTTTGCTTAATTCATTTTTAAGAGCAAACCAACCAATTCAAGAATTTAACTATGACCTAATACGTCCTTTAGGAGCACCAATTAAAGGCTTTGGTGGGGTTGCAAGCGGTCCAAAACCATTGATTGATCTACATACAATGATACGCAAAGTTATTGGTTCTAGAACAGGAGAGAAGTTAGATTCTAGAGCAATTGTAGATATTGTAAATCTTATTGGAACATGTGTTGTTTCTGGAAATGTTCGTAGATCTGCAACTCTTGCTCTTGGAAATCCAAAGGATAAAGACTTTATTAATCTTAAAAACTCAGATGCATTCCCAGACCGTAACTCATTTGATTCAGAAAATCCAGGATGGGCCTGGATGAGCAATAACTCAATCTCTGCTGAAGTTGGAACTCATTATGAAGACTATGTAGATTTAATTGCAGATAACGGAGAGCCTGGTTTTATCTGGCTTGATGTTGCAAGAAATTATGGAAGATTAGCAGATCCAGCAGATGGAAAAGACTATCGTGTTATGGGATTCAATCCTTGTGCGGAACAGCCACTAGAGTCCTATGAACTTTGCACACTTGTTGAGGTTCATTTAAATCGTCACACAGATAAAGAAGACTTTATGCGTACACTAAAGTTTGCATATCTTTATGGAAAGACTGTAACATTACTTCCGACTCACTGGCAAATCACAAACGGTATTATGCAAAGAAACCGCAGAATTGGAACATCTCTAACTGGAATTGCATCTTTTACTGATATTAATGGAATGCCAACAACTAGAGAGTGGATGGATGAAGGATATAAAAAGATTCGTCATTATGATAAACAGTATTCAGAATGGTTATGTGTTCGTGAGTCAATTCGTGTAACTACCGTGAAGCCTTCAGGATCTGTTTCACTACTTTCTGGAGCATCTCCAGGAGTTCATTGGTCTGTTGGTGGAGAATATTTTTTACGTGCAATTCGTTTTGCAAATACAGACCCAATGTTATATTTATTTAAAGCAGCAGGATATAAAATTGAAGATGATTTAGTATCAGCAAATACTAGTGTAGTATATTTCCCAGTATCTTCAGGACATCCAAGATCAGAAAAAGATGTAAGTCTTTTTGAAAAGATTGGTCTTGCTGCAACTACACAAAAATATTGGTCAGATAATGGAGTCTCTGTAACTTTATCTTTTGACAAAGAAACAGAAACAAAGCACATTGCCCCAGCACTTCATATGTATGAAGGTCAACTAAAAGCAGTTTCATTCCTTCCAATGGGAAATCATACTTATCCACAACAGCCATATACACAAATTACCAAAGAAGAATATGACATTTATGTTGGAAAAATTGCTCATATTAACTTTGATGCAATTTATGATGGTATTGAGAATCTTGATTCCGTTGGAGAAATGTATTGCACAACAGATTATTGTGAGATCAAGGTTGTATCATGATAGGAAATATTTCAGAAATTAAATATATAAAAGGTTTTATGAAAAAAAATGACGCATCTCTTATATATGACTATGCTAAAAATCATTCTGAAAAATTTTCTGAATATGGTAATGATAGAAAAGAATTCTTAACTAATAATCAAATTTTCAATAAAGATATGAATAAAAATGTTCAATTATTGATGCAACAATATGCAAAAATGGTTTATAACTTTGTTGTTAATCAATACAGTGAAACCTCTTTTCTTCCATTTATTCCAGAATTAACACATATTGCTAAGTTTAGTGATGGAGATAGTATGCATCAACATTTTGATGTATCTAGACCAAATGATATTGCAACACTAATATATATTAATGATAATTACGAAGGTGGTGAAATATTTTTTCCAGAATATGATCTATTTATTAAACCAGAGTCTGGAGATTTAGTAACATTTCCAGATAATGAAAAATTTGTTCATGGAGTAAAAAAAGTCATAAATGGAGATAGGTATACTATGCCACGCTGGTTTACACGTCAGATATGGTAAAATGTAAATATAATGACAATTTCATCAAATCTATATGCCGAAAAGATTTTTGCCAATCACCCATTAGCCATATGGCCATTAGATGATAGTGCTGATTATATTTCTTTAATTACAGAAACAGAAAGAGATATAAACACCTGGACAAAAACAAATGGAACAGTAATTACTGGATCTGCTCCAATTTATAATACAGAAACACAAATAGACCCATTTCCAAAT